GGGGCCAAAGAAGAGCGATCAATCTGAAAGCGTAAACTCCGCCAAAACTGCTAAACAATGGACCTGACCGACACCCAAGTCTTGCTTTTGAAATTCCGAGCTTCCATCTACACACCGAACCTAGTGCGTGGAACAACTCGTTGGGACGGGCAGATTTTCTGGGGACACACAAAGCAGGGGTTTCAGGTTTGGTTTGATTGCAAGCGGTTCAAAATGAAGCAGAAGCAAACCGCAACCAGAAACCAAATTGCACGCGAAAAGCATACTCAGTTTCGGATTCTAAATCCAAAGCGCCAAAAATTCACAGCAGAGGAAGTCGCAAGGCGCGAAAAAGAAAGGAAGGCAAAACTTCGAGCCGATCCTGTGTTTATTCAAAAGCGCAAGCTGTACGATCAACAGAGGCGCTCAACTCCTAAATACAAAGAAGAAACAAAGGAATATTCTAGAAACTATCTTCGATCCTATTACAAAAGGAACCCGGATCTTCGCAGGTCGAAAAAAGCATCCCGTCGAGCCGCCCAAAGGAATGCGATTCCTGCAGTGTTCGACCGCCAAAAGGTGCGCCAGATTTATGCTTGGAAAAACCGTGTTCAACAATGTCTTGGTATTCGTTTTGACGTTGACCATATCGTGCCGCTTTCGGCTGGAGGCGAACATAGTCACCGCAACCTGCAAGTCCTGCCTCATCGGCTCAACATAGCAAAGGGTAACAACCTAGATTTTAGACTCCCAGAATGTTGGAAACAAACCGAACACGGAGTCCGTCTTTAAACTTTCCTAAACTCTGTAAACTGCCATGACAACCGCCGCCAGTTATGTTGCCCTCAACATCGGACACCACCTCATTAAATGGGCAGTTTCCCGCATTCGAGCTAAGGCCATGACACCGGAACAATTCGCTCTCCAGCATTCGCCGAACGCCAAGCCGAACGCCCCGGTGCTGCGGACCATTGCCGTGGGCATCCGGGACATCATGCACGAAAAGCCCGAGAACTTACCCGAGACGCTGCGATGACTCAGACCGATTACGTCAACCACAGCGGTCTGACCAAGGGCCGGGTCTCCCAGCTTGTGAAGGCCGGAATGCCGTTGACCTCGCCCGAGGCCGCGGACTCTTGGCGGGGAATGGGTGCTCAGAAGCGCCCGGGGATCATCCCGAAATCTGCTTCGGGATCATCCGTTGAACCGGGACCGTACCGACCGCCCGAGGCCCAAGCACCCACCGACCCATCGTTGATCTCCGCGGACACACCGCAGGGCTCCTACGAACGGCAAAAAGGCATTGAGAAAGCCGCCTACGCTTTGTCAGTGCGGGCGCTTAAAGCCGGACAGCCCGACGCCGGCCGACTGGTTCAGATCCACAACAGCGCAGCCCGCAACCTGACCGCCGCCCGGGAGGAGGTGCTAACGTTAGCCGAAAGGGAACGAACGCTCGTCTCCGGTGACTGGGTCCGAAAGGTCATGCAAGAACACGACGGAGCGGTCGCCACCTTGCTGCGATCAATGCCCAAACAACTCGCCGGCCGGATCGCGCCGCACGACCCCGAGCACGCAGAAAAGGAACTGGACCGCTGGGTTCAGGAAGTCGCCCTTGCCACCTTGCAGCAAACCGATCCATGGAAATGAAGACCAAACCAACAATTGAAGAGATCAAGGTCGATGACCTGATTCCCTACGCAACCAACAGCCGAACGCACTCCGCCGAACAGGTAGCCCAGATTGCTGCTTCCATGGTGGAGTTTGGATGGACCAACCCGGTGCTCATCGACACCCGCGGGACCATCGTTGCCGGGCATGGCCGCGTCATGGCTGCCAGAAAGCTTAAGATGGAAATGATTCCATGCATCCGCTTGGGGCATCTGACTCCGTCACAAGTCCGCGCCTACGTCATCGCAGACAACAAGCTCGCCATGAACGCTGGATGGGATGAAAAGATGCTGGCGGCTGAATTGGCAACTTTAAGAGAAGACGGATTCGAAATGGACCTAGTCGGGTTTTCAGGTGACGAACTGACAGACTTGATTGGGTCTCTAAACGGTGAAGCCGAGGACACCTATTCGACCAAGATCAAAGGGTTGATTTACGAAATCACAGGTGAAAAGCCGACGCTCAATCAAATGATCGACACTTCAAAGGCGTCCAATTTAATTTCGGAAATCGAATCTTCAGACATTGACCCAGAGGCAAAATCGTTGTTGCTGGCAGCAACCAACAGGCACGTCGTTTTTAATTACGGAAGCATCGCAGAATACTACGCCCACGCACCCACTGAAGTCCAAAAACTGATGGAGCGATCCGCGCTGGTTGTCGTCGACATGGATTCAGCGATCGAAAACGGTTATGTTGAGATGAGTAAAACCATCGAAGAGATTCAAAAACGTGCGCGAAACAAATAATGACCTTGGCACGTTTGCCGTGTTTATCCTGACTCACGGCAGAGCCAACAATGTTAAAACCATCAATACGCTTAAAAAACGTGGCTATACAGGGCGCATCGTTTTGGTAGTGGATGACGAGGACAAGCAGGGAGAGGAATATCGCAAAAACTTTCCGGGAATGGTCGAGATGTTTTCTAAAGCTGAGATTAGAAAACGCATCGACACTTTCGACAACATTCGAAACAACCTGACAATTTTACACCCACGCAATGCGTGTTTCGATATTGCGGAACGCCTTGGGATCAAAACGTTTGTTCAACTTGATGACGATTATATGTCGTTCGAGTCTCGATATCCTGAAGACGGAAAACTTAAAGTTCAAAAAGTGGTCGAACTCGACAAAATCTTTGAAGCGGTGACTCGTTTTTTCTGGTCAACCAATGTTTCGGCAATCGCATTGGCACAAGGTGGTGACTTCATTGGTGGGATCAATTCAGGGACCGTTTTTAAATCGCCAATTTACAGAAAAGCAATGAACTCTTTTTTCTGTTCTCCAGAAAGGCGGTTCTTTTTTTTCTCCAGAATGAACGAAGATGTTTCGACGTACACGACGCTTGGATCGAGGGGGCACCTGTTTATGACCACGTTTTCCGTGATGCTAACGCAAGCTCAAACCCAGTCACAAAAAGGTGGGTTGACGGAAATGTATTTACAGCATGGAACCTATGCCAAATCGTTTTACACGGTCATGACAATGCCATCATCGGTCAAGGTTGGGGCAATAAGTGGAACGGCTCACCCGAGAATCCATCATTCAATTGACTGGGACACAACGGTTCCAAAGATAATCCGACAGGTTCACCAAAAACAGTCATGGAATTATGCTGACTGACCTTCAACGCGACCTCCTAGAATTTCGCCGTGCCTTGTATCGCCCGACCCCACGGCAAACCGTGGTCCAATGGGCTGAGGCCAATCTCAAACTGACCGCAAGGCAGACGGAGCATCCGGGACCGTACTCGACCAGCGTTCGACCCTACGTTCGCGAACCGCTTGAATGCGTGAAAGACTCCGGGGTCGTCGAGATGACGCTGTGCTGGGGATCTCAGACTTCAAAGACGACGACCCTGATGGCTGGCCTTGCGTGGCTCATCGACAACGAGCCGAGCCCGGCGCTCTGGTTGATGCCTACCGAAGGCCTTGCCCGGTCGTTCTCCAAGTCTCGATGGATGCCGATGCTCGAAGACTGCCCGGCCATGGTCGCGCATTTCCCAAGCGACAAAGACAAGTTGACCCACCTAGAACAGCATTTTGACCGCTCGACGCTGACTTTTGTGGGATCAAACTCACCAGCCAACCTTGCTTCACGACCCGTCCGGGTGTTGGTAGCCGACGAGGTTGACAAGTTCGCCCAAGCCTCGGACCGAGAAGCTGACGCGCTTGACCTAGCCGAGCAAAGACTCAAGGCGTTCTCATCCTCCAAACTGTTCTTGACCTCGACCCCGACAACCACCGAGGGCCGAATCTGGCAGCGGTTCCTTCGAGGCGACCAGCGCCGGTATTACCTGCCCTGCCCAAATTGCAAGGCCCTCATCCGGCTGGAGTGGAAGCAGGTCAAGTGGGACGAGAGCGCCAAACTGGAGGACGGCAAATGGGACTTCGGCCGGGTCCGTGGATCCGCCCGCTACGAGTGTCAACTTTGCAAGGGGGCCATCACCGACTCCCAAAAGGTAGCCAGCCTTCGACACGGTCAATGGATCCCAGAAAACAAGGGATCGTTGCCCGGGGTCCGATCTTACCATCTGTCGAGCCTGTACAGCCCGGATCGCAAATGCACATGGGGTCACCTAGCCGTGCAGTTTTTGGAGGCCCAGGAATCCTTGATCGGGCTTCAGGGCTTTATTAACGGCAACTTAAGCGAGCCATGGGAAAACCAAGCCGCGCCCCGACAGCGAGAGGAATTGATCGTCGCCGGCACCGAAGGCGTGGCCGAAAAGGCGATTAAGTTCCTGACCGTCGACTGTCAGGCTTCCAGCCCGCACTTCTGGTTTGTGGTCAGGGCATGGAACGAGGACGGGTCATCCCGAGCCATCGACGCGGGGCCGCT